CCCTGAAATGAGCGGGATCATCCTGTTTAGCCAATCGTAATTCACGGGGCGGCTTCGGTCGCCCCAATTAAATTTAAGGAGTAAAAAATGTCCTCGACTATTGTTTATCCAAACGGCAGCAAGTCTGTCACTGTTGGCGCAGCAGAAAGCATTGCAGTCTATTCAAAGAGTGCATGTCAAGTGATGCGTTCTCTCGGTTATCCTAACGTTCCAGCCCAAGTTTCCCTGTTGGGTACTGTGACCGACGGCCAAACCGTTTTTGGCCCATATACCAGCGGCGCGACAATCATCATCAATCCGGGCGCTTCGCCTGCGTTGTATGAAGTTGGCCTGTCGCCTTCTGTTGTTGAAGTAACTAGCCGTCTGGTTGTTGGCAGCGCACCTAATGCGCTGAATGCAACTGGTACGCTGACCGCAGCAATGCTGCTTGGCAACATTGTCACTTCCACCACTGGCGCTGCTGTCGCTGCTACGCTGGATACTGGCACTGTAATGGATACCGCTGCTGACTTGGCAATTGGCGACACCATCTCGTGGTCTGTCATCAACACTGGCGGCAATACCTTCACTGTGACGGCTTCTACAGGCCATACGATTGTTGGTGTTGCTGCGGTTGTTACTGTGACTAGCGCCCGGTTTGAAACCCGCAAGACTGCTGCTGCAACCTATGTGACTTATCGAGTCGCATAAGCATGGAGCAAATGAAAACAATGAACGAGATAGAGGAAATTGTCTATCGAGGTTATGGCCTCCACCAAAGGAACGGTGGAGGGTTTTCTACGTTTGGCGTAAAGACTAAAGAAGCATACGAAGAAGCACTGAAGGATGGATGGTTTAAGACCCTTCCAGAAGCAATTGAAGCACACGATAAAAAATCACATGCTCAGATCAAAGAGAATCCAGTAGCTGTCAAAGCTGACGAGGATGCGGTTTTTGAGCCGGTGGTAGAAGTTTCAGCGCGTGAAGCACTTGAGGCGAAAGCCTCCGGTCTTGGCATAAGGTTTCACCCAAATATTTCCGATGAAAAGCTACGCCTCAGGATTGAAGGCGCAAAAGGAATCATATCATGACAGTTCAAGCCCCATATACCCCGCGCTACGGTTCAGGAAAACAACTAACCGCTACTGCATCTAGCCAGAATGCGACGATTGATGCTCAATTTCTAAATCAACAGGTCGCCATTGAGAACACAGGTTCTGGGACTGTTTATGTTAAAACATTTAATATAGCTGATTCTGCATCGGCAACAGCCAGCGCGATTGACTTCCCGGTTTCGCCCGGGGATCGCTGTGTTCTATCTAAATCGCAAACACACGATACGCTGGCCTATTACTCAGAATCTGGATCAACTCTACAAGTAACGGCTGGAGATGGTTGGAGTCCTTATGTTTCGTCTAGCGCAATCGGAGAAGGTGGCGCTCCGTTGGGTAGTCAGACAACCCTTCCAACAGAAGAAGATCCATTTACTGTTATTGCAAACGCTCCGCAAAAGACTTTCCGCTGTGGCTTCGAGGCAGCGGTTGCGTCTGGCTTGGACACGTCGTTCTTTAGTGCGGTGAATGTGGGCTCTGGACTGTCGGCATCGCAGGCAGGCGGTTCCGCATTTCTGATTAGTGGAACCACGACCTATGCGGAGTCGATCTACCGCTCTACGACCGCCTATAGCGCGAACATGTCTTTCCGCTATTCGACTCAACTATCTCAACGCATTGCGAATCAAGAGTTCTACGTTGAACTGGTTGATGTGATTGGCGATGGTTTGGCCTATACGATTAATAGTGCGGTCTCTGTCACTGTAACTATTCCAAACAATACATTCACTGCGGCCAATGTTGGGCAGTCTATGTATATCGGGGCGATGACCGTTGCTTCCTGCCCAACAGGCCGCTGGCCGATTGCTTCGGTGTCTGGCAATGCAGTTACATTCACCGTTGCCGGCTTCCCAGCCTCTGGGTCTGGTACGTGTTCGCTCTTTGGCCGAAATTTCCACCATGTTCTATATGACGGAACTACCGCGACAAATGCTAAATACGACGCATGCCGTGGTGGTTATTCGTCCGGGGATACGACTGCCGGGATCAATACATCGGCCTCTCCTGGCCATGTTGCGACGATTGCTATCCGTGATGCAACTTCAAATTTCCTTGATCAGTTAAGCGCATCGAGTGTGAATATTGAGAATGTATTGAGGGCTAGCCGAGTCCGCAATGTACCGGAAGACCATGCCTCGTTATATATCCAGATTCGGATGGTTAATGGATCAGTGGCACCAGCCAGTACAACTACATGGACGCTTGGATTTATTGAGATTGAAAACTTCATCCCTCAGCAGGTGTCGATTGTTGGCGTTGCTCCTCAGGGTTTGAGTGGGATGGTTCCGGTAACTATTGGGAATACACCCCCAATCCAAGGTGGTGCCGCTCATTCTGCCGCAATATCTGGCAATCCTGTTCGTGTGGCTGGAGCTGTTAAAACAGCAGTTGATACGACGCTGGTTGCCAATGACGTCTCAGACTTCTTCATGACGACTGGCGGGGCCAATGTCGTCAAGCTGAATTCAATTCCAGAAGCCGATTGGCAATATGCTGCGGCTGCGTCGGGCATTCTGAATACAACCACTGCTGTCACGATCAAGGCTGCTGCTGGTGCGGGTATTCGTAACTACATCACAAGCATCGACCTCATGGCCGAGGCGCTGACCAATGCTACAGAAATCGCTGTCCGTGATGGTGCAGCGGGTACTGTGATCTGGCGTACCAAGATTGGGACGGGTGGCTTAACGGCTGGTCGCCATATTGATTTTCAGAATCCATTGAAGGGCACGGCGAATACCTTGCTTGAAGTGGTGACGCTCACCGCTTCTGGTGCAGGTGCTGTGTATATAAACGCACAAGGCTACACCGCACCGTAATGATTACGAAAAGAGAACTGATTAGTCAGGCTTATGGCGAGATTGGATACTCATCCTATACGTTTGATTTGCTACCTGAGCAAATTCAGGCCGCGCTGAAAAAACTTCAGCAGATGGCTGCCGAGTGGGATGGGGTCGGTATTCGTATTGGGTATGATTTTGATGCTGGCCTGAATGATGACTCAGGCCTGCCGGATCATTCTCACTATGCATATGCGGCCAATCTCAGCCTTAGGATTGCTCCATCAGTAGGTAAGCGTGCGCCACCAGAGTTGATGTCAATGTCGAATAAGGCTTATCTTGCGCTGCTGACTACGGTACAGGACATTCCTCTTTATCAGCTTCCGAACACGATGCCATTGGGTCGCGGGAATAGGAGTTCTACTAGATCAATTCAGTATTTCGTTCCTGATGAGTACATTGCTACTGGCGTTGATGGGGCGTTGGACGTATAAGCATGGGCACGCCAATTCTGCAACTTGAATCTGAGACGATATCCCCGGATGACTATATTCCATTCGGCGATGTTTCATCTAATCAGCCTAGAAAATGCTTGGTCTCTGATCTTTACAATCTAGTTAGTCCGTTGCCGATGAGGGTTCAAGCGGTTCCTTTGGCGAATAAATCATCATCGTTTTCTTTGACTTGCCTAAATACTCAGCGGGATTTGTGGATATGCTTTGATGGCATGACCGCGCCGCAGAACACAGATTTCATTGTAAATCTAACTTTGCCACCATCGCCGGTGAATGATCAGAGAATTAGATTCTCTCTATTCACTGATAATACGGGTATTTGGGTTACTTCCGTTGATTTTTACGGTGACTTCCTTGAGGTTATGGGGGCGTTCGATAACTCGCGATATCATAACCGTATCCAGTTCGGCGCTAGTCCTTCAGGAGTAATTTACTACAATTCTACACTAGCCGTCTGGATACAAGAGTCTGGCTTTTCCCGTGGCGAGAGTTACGAGGAATGACTGCATGAGCACATCAATCTTTGACTTATCTAGTGCATTACCAGAGTTGGATGACTATATTCCATTCGGCGATGTTTCATCGGGGCAGCCGAGTAAATGTACTATTGGGGAAGTCATCGAGACCGGGCAAAGGGAGGAAGTTCTTGTAACCCTTTCTCAAGGGGTGTTGGAAATTGATATTCAATGCCCAGAGACCACTCAAGATATTTTGATACTGTTCGACGCTAGTAACGTCGATCCTGATATTGATGATGATTTTGACGTGAATTTAACACTTCCACAAAGCGCAAGAGATCAGCAAAAAATAACGTTTTCGCTTTACGCATCATATTTTCAAAACGTAGATCTTAGTGATTTGGAGGTGGAAATATACTTCCCAGAATATACGACTGACTGGGTATTCGGAACTACGGTAGAAATAGATACAAGGAATGATGTGACATGTACAATTATGTACAATGTGGATACCGGTAAATGGATGAAATTCTCTTTCTGTTGATATTGGCATAATGAAAACAATATTCCAACTTGATTCTGCGACACCTGCGCTGACAGACTATATTCCTTTCGGGAATGTAGCAGAGCAGACGCCGAACAAGGATTATGTTAGCGGCCTTATAGATTCTTCTGCGCCGATTGCGAAGCAGATAGTTGAAATATCGACCTCTGGTGAGGAGCCAGTCGAAGGCTGGGATCCTGTTGAGGTTGTTTGTACAGACACTACCCAAGACTTGTGGGTTCGTTTTGTTGATGGCACTTACGATACTTATATCGGCCTTGTTACGGTAATTCTGACACTCCCGCCAACCCCAATAGATCAGCAACGAGTTTTATTCTCGATATCAGCGGATTCCGATTACGGCATTGTGGCCGTCCAGTTTTTTGGTGACTTTGTTAATGTTCGCGGTTCTCTTGATGGGGAATGGAATTGTCTGTACGAATCCGGCTTCGCAGGGTCGATAATCTACAGTTCTGAACTATCTAACTGGGTTATTGATTATGGTTTTACTACTATATAGCGATGCAAATTCCTATCCTATCCGGTATCTACACAGACACCTCGCCAGAATACCGATCTTCCTATCCTCGGAACCTTATGCCAATTGGGTTGCAGAACGGGATAGATCGCTCTTACCTTAAAACAATGAAGGGCGCTGCTCAATTTGCTGAAAGCGGTGATGTTGCTGGAGATCGTGGCGGCATTGTTTGGGACGGGACGCATTACCGCGTGATTGGTGACTCGCTATGTTCCGTATCTAATGCTGGGGATATTGAGGTTCTAGGTGTTGTTGATACCGACGGGAAGAAAGTAACCCTTGATTATTCGTTTGACCGTTTAGCCATCAGATCAGGGAAGGCGCTGTTCTATTGGCATGAAGATGCGCTTACACAGGTGACGGATATTGACCTATTCGACGTAATCGACTTTGTGTTCCTTGGTGGGTATTTTGTTACGACTGACGGCGAAAGCCTTGTCGTTACTGAGCTTGGGGACCCCGAACAAGTAGATCCGATAAAGTACGGTTCGAGTGAATTTGACCCTGATCCGATTGTTGGACTAATCCGCTTGTCAGGCCAGATTTATGCACTGAATCGTTATTCAATCGAAGCGTTCGTCAATGTTGGTGGTAGCGGTTTCCCGTTCGCACGGATTGACGGCGCAACAATTTCCAAGGGGTTAGTTGGGACGCAAGCCAAGTGTTCCATTGCCGATACGTTCTTCTTTGTTGGAGGCGGTCGCGGTGAAGAAATTGGACTGTATGTTGCTGGCAATGGCCGTGCGGATAAGGTATCCACAACAGAGATAGACAAAATACTTAATGATCTCCAAGTAACTGATCAGGAGAAAATAGAATTAGAGGCGAGGGTCGCGGATGGGGTTGAGTTAGTTTATATCCATACCCCTGTTGGGACTTATTGCTACAGCATTACTGGGACGTTGCAGCTTCAGCAGCCCGTGTGGTTTTCTCTGCATTCGTCTGACGAGGCGACCGGTGCGTATAACCTTCGCAACTGGGTTTTGGCTAACGGTGAATGGATATGCGGGGATATTTCTGGCGATGGTCTTGGCATAGAGGTAGATGATCCCGCCCATTTTGGTGAATATGTTGGGTGGGAGTTCAGCACTTCGCTGCTTTACAACCAAGGGAACGGGGCGCAAGTTCATGAGCTGGAGTTGGTTGGCTTGCCGGGTTCTTCCCCATTGGGGGCTGTAGAGCCGACCATATATCACACATACTCTAATGATGGGAAAAGCTGGAGTAATCCGCGCCCAGCAAAAGCTGGCGTTCGTGGAGACTATCAGAAGCGGATTATATGGATAATGAATGGATCCATGAGGAATTTTAGAAGTTTTAAGTTTAAATGTGTATCTGATACAGCTTTCTCTTTCTCGTCGCTTCAGGCAAGAATTGAGGCATTAAATGTCTAGCATAACAAAGCAGACCCGAGAAATGCTCGCCAAGATGGCGGGCAATAATATGCAGCTTATTCGCTGGCTAGAGAGTATTGGTGATGTTTCGGCCAGTATACCCGGAGATATTGCCGCACTAGAAGCCCAGATCGCAGAGATCGGGATTGATATCCTACAGATCGAAGCGTCACTTGATGATATTGAGGAACAAGTTTCAACCCTAGAACAGCAGGTCGTAATAATGCAGGCAGAGATAGACGCGCTTGCTGTTGTTGAATGTGGTGATGCAACTATTGATTTTGGTTCCTTCCCGGGTTCTAACGAGGCAAGCGTAGCTATTGTTGATCCGACTGCCGCATCTGGATGGCGGGTTAAGGCATACATCATGGGCGGCGATACGACGGCAGATCATACGGCGGTGGATCATAGATACGTTGGGCTGTTCTTGACGCTTACCGTTTCTGTTACTCCGAGCGTTGGGATGACGATATACGCCACAAGCCCTCATGCGCTTGAGGGTACTTTTAAAGTCAGATATGAGAGAGTAAATTAAATGGCGCTACCAATTGTAATTGAAGGGCTGACAGGGATAAAGGCTGACGTTAATGATGATAACGAAACCCTTGTCGCCCTAACGCAGAACGAAGATAACGCTGGATTTGCGTTGCTTGCTTGCAAGATGGGTAGCGAATCAGATGAGGGTGGCGTTTATGTCGAAAGGCTAAGAGCTTCTGATTTTGGTCGGTTAGCTGTTGGTATGGATCAATTCGCATGGAACCATTCCTTTCCGGGGTCGGCACTGAATACGGGCCTATGGGCGTCGCCTACAACCACCATGACTATTACAGTATCTGGCGGGTTTTGTGCCTTGAATGCTGGTGCTTCTGTTGCTAATGGTGCTGTAGCACGGGTAACTTCTTACCCCATGTTCCCGGCATTTAAGACGTTTGCTGATGGCGTGCAAATGGACGTGCAATTTTCACAACTCCCGGTCGCTAATAATGTCTGCGAGTGGGGCTGGGTAATATCTACAGGAACTACAGCGCCAACGGACGGCATCTTTTTCCGCCTGAATGCGTCAGGCGAGTTCCGCTGTGTTGTAAATACAAATGGATCTGAGGCAACAAGTGCTGCACTCCCTTTCTCTACGCTTGTTGGGGTGAATACGACAAAGCAGTTTTATTTCACGATTTCAGATTCTGAAATTGACTTCTATATAAATGATGAGCATGTTGCGGGGATTGATCGTCCTGCGGCTGTTGGCACGATGACCGGATCTCAGCAGTGTCCGATGTCATTCCGTAACTACAACACTGGAGTGACTTCTTCCGCCCAGATCATGCGCGTGGGTTATGTGAATGTGTCTTATGGCGATATGTCGTCTAATAAGTTTTGGCATTACTCACAATCTGGGAATGGGGCGAACTCTGCTCAAGGTCAAAGTGGCGCAACGCTTGGGACTACGGCTATTTTTAGCAATGGTGCTACGCCTACTGCTGCCGTGCCTACGAACACGACTGCGGCACTTGCCACGGGCCTTGGTGGCATATTCCTTGAGACCGATACCTTGGCCGTGGGGACTGATGGCATTGTCATGTCGTATCAGGTTCCGGCTGGAACTGCATCGCTTCCGGGTAGGAGTCTGTATATCCAATCGCTCAGGATTGAAACCTTCGTTTCTACTGTCCTTGTTAGTGGTGGGTATGTTGGGATGTGGGGCTTGACCTTTGGGGCGACGGCGGTTTCTCAGGCGACTGCTGAAGCTGCAACAGCTAAAGCGCCTCGCCGCGTTGGGCCATTTGGCCTTCACTCCGTTGCTGCTGCCGCCGCCGCACTGACGATTGTTACTCCTACTTCGATTCAGGTTGATTTTGAAACGCCTATCTTCTGCGAACAAGGCAGCTTCATTCAATTGATTCGCAGAAAGCAATCTGGAACTGCGCCATCCTCCGGGGTTTTGACACACGTTGTTACTGTTAATGGATATTGGGAATAATGGGAAGCCTCGCAGAGATTCATCAGAATACATCCGTTGCGCTCAATTTCGCCAATTTGGAGCGAGAGCTTCTTGCGTCCAGCCAAGTAGATTGCCCGGTCATTCATAGGTTCTCACCCGGCCTTTATATCAGAGAACTACATCTGGCTTCCGGGACGTTCGGCATGGGGCATAAGCAGCGGTTTGCACACCTAAATATCATGCTCAAGGGTAAGGCCATCATGATTTCTGAGGACGGCTCCACAAAGGTTATAGAGGCTCCTTTGATGTTTACTGGAGAGGCGGGGAGTCAAAAAGTAGGCGTAATCCTTGAGGACATGATCTGGCAAAACATCTTCCCAACAAATGAAACCGACATCGATAAACTTGAAGAAATGTTCTTTGACAAGTCGGATGCTTGGTTTGAATTT